TGAGGGTTGATGCTTGTGCCTGCCGGGTTGAATGAGCGTCCGGCGGACGGACGCAATCTCGGGAGCGGCGCTGCAAGGCCACCGAGAAGCCCACCGGCTATCGCGCCGGGTGTGCCGCCAAAGTGGCGGCCCAGTTCTGCGCCGCCTTCTGCCGCCGCCATGCCCAGCGGGTCAACGGCAATTCCGGCTATCTGTAGACCGGTAAGGGCGGTAGCCCCCGGAGAGCCTGTTCGCGCATCCCGTGCCGCCAACGCTTCTGGGAACTCCAGGAGCCCCTGTTGTTTTGCGATGGCGTCGCGGATAGCCTGGTTTGCCTCTTCCACATTGCGTGCGCTTGCAAAGCCGGGGAAGGTCTTTACGCCTAACTCCGCTGCCTTCTGCAACAGCCTGATATTCTCCTGGTCCGCTGCCGGAAGGTTTTGTGGAACAGGTTGGGACGGCGGCGCGGGAGGCTGTCCGCTGCCGGTCGAGGCGCCCAGTGTAGAGACCATCTGCTGGAATGTTGACTGCTTCGGTGTGCCGGTGGCCTGCTCGAACTCCGTTGCCTTCTGGTCAACGTGTGAGAACAGTTTCGGGATTGCCTCCGGGTCGCCTGAGTTGAGCCTGCCCTGCCCGCCAGATACCCTTTGCGCGAGACGTTCGGCGAACTGGATAAAGTCCTCGCCGGGTCGCCCTGTGTCGAAGCCTGGAAGCACCATAAAATCACCTGTTGAACAGGAAGTTCGCCGCTGAAACGAGCGGTGACGTGTTGCGGCCTATGCCTTCCCGCCGTGTCTGCCGTCCGAGGTCGCGTCCCTTGAGGAAGTCTGTGAAGGTCGACGGCGCGCCTCCCGTGAGGGCGGCCTGCCCGACCTGTGTCTGGTAATCGTCGAATATCCGGTCGAACATGCTACGAAAGATGTCTTTTTGCTGACCGGTTTGCAGGAAACCGGGCCTGAGCGCGCCAAATAGCGCCCTTCTTCCTTCATCGGTCGTCTCAAGCTGCACCGGCGTGAACGGGCTGGACGAGGGACCGCTGGGAGGCTGCGGTGAGCTTGCCGGGGACTGGTCGAGGAAATTCTCCGGGACACCTCCTCCAAAGACGGTGCCGCTTGCCTTGAACAGGCTGTTGGTGCCCATTCCGGGGACAGGGGTCCCGAATTCGTCGTATGTCCTCCCTGGGAGAGGTACTCCTGCTGGCATGTCTTAGAGTCCAAATGCCTGTGCTGCGAATTGGAGGAAGTCCGGCTGCTGGCCCTGTGCGAGCCGCTGTGCGAATTGCCGCTGCAACTGCGCGTTCGACCCCAGCAGGTCTGCCGATGATCCGAACCGGTTTCGTGCGGCAGCGCGTGCAAGGTCGAACACCTCGTTTGCCGCCGTCACTCCGCCCGGCGTGGCGAGGTCCGGAGCACGCAGCGCGTTCAGCCGGATGTTCTGTTCAGGGTCGAGCCCGGGCGCAGCCGCTCCGGACCTCAGGTCTCCAAACACCTGCCGCGCCAGCCCGCTCCCACCGCCGCCAAGGTTAGAGCCGAAGAAGTTTTCGAGACTGCCCGGCTCATCACCGGTGCTCGCGACGCTCCCTGTGAACTCCCCTATGTCGCGCGCCAGGTCCAGCGGGGTGAACTGGGATGACAGGGTTGAGCCGAGGACGCCTTCTGTATTCAGACCCCGCCTGGAGAGAGCGTTGGCGAAGGACGCGAACGGGAATGCCGTGACATCTGTGCCTATTGCCGGTCGAATGTCGTCTCCGGGGCCCAGAGTTGGCAGGCCGCTTGAGGGTGGGGCGACTGGAAAGCTGTCTCCGGGGACGCTTTCTGTGGTCAACGGACCTGGAGTCTCACCTGCGGCTCGTGTGGAATCACTGACCGGACGGTCAGATGAGCCCCCATCACCTCCGGGCGGCTGGCCGGCTGCCAGCGGCACGGGCCTGAAGTCGAAGCCGACGCTCGAGTCGCCGGGCCTTGAGCCAAAGTCCTGCGGGAGCCCTTCTCCTACAAACGCCAGGCCGGAGAGGTCGGTCGCGGATGCGTTGGCCTTTGTGAGGAATTGTGTCGCCAGCGCAGCGGCCTGCTCGCGGTTAGCTGCGCGCACTGCGATGCGGTGGCCGGTGGCCGTCATAAATACGAAAACCATCTCTAACCTACCTTCTCGCCAGCGTTATTCCCATGTCGTTAGCGCGTTGCTCGGCCGATCTCGGCGCGGTCGTGTTGGCGCCTGCTTCCGGTGACGGCTCGACAGAGCCCGGGGCCACTCCGGTAAGCCCCTGTGCCTCTGGCCGTATCCCTGCGAACATGCCGCCGCCTGAGCCGTCCGGTGAGCTTCCGTTACTTCCCGCCTCACCGCCGCCCATACCCTGTGCGGCAGCGCCTAACGGCGACTGCCCGATAAGCTGCATGAATGCAAGGCGCTTCGCCACCTCCTGCATCGCTTCGTCCGTAATGATACGTTGCAGCTCCTTCTGGAGAAACTCTACGGTCCCGGTATCACCCTGTCTCGTGGCTGCGACGAGTTGCATCATCAGCACCATTTTTTCCGACGATGTTCGTGCTTTCTGGGCAAAGATGCGTTCGTTTTCGAGGTCGGCGTCCTGTAGTTTCAGGATATCTTCCCGTGCCGTTATATGCGATGCGAGCGGGATGCCGTCTGCGCCCGGCTGGACGGCGAGGTTCGCTGTGATCCACTGTTCCTGCCTGTCTGTTGGCAGGTCGGGCTCCAGTTGGACAATGACCGAGTCATGGCCCTTGATGTCGGCGGGCTTGACCGGGCGGTTGAAGCCGAGCCGGTCGCGTGTCTTGCCGGAGACCTGTATCTCCTTGTACCTGCCGGTCTCGAACTGCCCGGCGAGCGCTTCGATAATGCCTTCAAGGCATGATTCGACCGGCCTGATGAACGGTTCGAGCCGTTCTGCTACGGACGAGCCAAGGATGCGGAGCGCGTTTCCTGATATAGGCGCCGGGAGGCGGCCAAACGCCTGCTCAGGCAGTGACCCGTCTGCATCTTCGAGGCTGACAAACCCGGAAAGGGCGTCAACGTCGCGCGTGAGCTCTCTTACTTCGAGTGGATAGACCTTCTCGTTGTTATCTATGTCGAGGTTGATCTCCGTGGCATCCTCATCAACAGCTTCGGAAAGCTCCCTGGTCCCGCCGCTCGACTCTACGACCTGTATCTGCCGCACGCTCTTTGCGGCCATTGTCATGCGGTAGCTCATCAGCCGGTTCTTGAAGCGGTTATTCGCCCTGAGCGGGGCGAAGATCGACTCTGCGAATGTCTCGACCCCCGGCGCGACGTGCATCCCGGGAGTGTCCTCGCTAAGGGAGCGCAGGCCGGGAGTCCCGGAGTGCGCGCCGACTGCACGCGCCACTATCGGGAAGCTGACCGCAAAGGTGTCTGCCGGTCTCTTCGCGAACTGCCGGTTAACGATAACGGCGTTCATGAAGCGTTTTCCGTCACGCCAGTAGTAATCAATCACTTTTTCATTACGATTTGCATCGTCGTCGAGGTCGTCCTCTCCCTCAAAACGGAATTTCGGGTATTCGTCTCGTATGCTGTAGCGTGTCCTCAGCGTGACGATGGCGGCCCATATTGGCCCGTTCACGCCCATCTGGATGAGCAGGTGTCTCGGTATGACCGGGGTGACGTCTACGACGGTGTTGCCATCCTCGTCTTTGAGCAGCAGCGCGCGTGCTGCGACGTAGCCCCCGGAGGTGATGGCCCTGAAGCCGAGCTCGGTCTGGACTCTTGTGCCGCCTGCGGTCTCACGGCGCTTATCGGCCTTTTTGAGCATTCCGATTGCCAGCCGTTCGAAGTCGTTGTTGGCGTCACGCTGCGCCTCGTTGTTGGCGTCAACCTCGACGCGGACGATGAGCTTTGCGGCGGCGATGGAGCCTACCAGCTTGTCTGCGACTATCTTCGGGCGGTTCGACGTGTACGCGTCTTCTCTCCGGATGCCCTCTCCTGCCATCGGGATAAACTCCTTCAGGTTGTAGAGGTCCCAGTCGTTGTCCATGCGCTCGAAGAGCGGCGCGTTGGCCTTCTCCATGTTGGTGACGCGGTCGAGCACCTTTTCCACACTCGGGTCAGGCATACGCCCTCATCCTCTCACCTGCGGTTCGTGAGTCCCCATCACCTGCGGCAGGCGGGCGCTTCTTGACCCTGATCTTGTCACGCATAGAGCGGTCCCGCCGGGTGTAGCCAAGCTGGTTGATAAAGAGATACGTCAGTGAGCGTACCGCGTCGCAGTACCTGTCGTCCGGCGTGTGCCCGATGACCTGGCCGGTGCGGTCTCTGGCCCAGCTGTAGGGATGTACTTCTCCTGCACGCGGGTGCGACGACGGGAACGGCAGTCCGCCGAACTCTGCGATTGCGCCTGCCTGCACTGGTGATAGCACGAATACCGGCTGGCCGCATGACGGGTCGGGACAGAGGTTGAACATTGCGCTCATGCGCTCGATGCCGGGAAGGATATTCACCTTCTGGGAGCGCAGGGAGAGCCCGGTCTCTTCCTTCCAGACCTGTGCCACCGGCGGCTGGGCGCCTGCGTGGTATGTGCCTGCGATATCGACCACTCCCACCTTGTCCTCGTTGCGCCACCAGGGGCGGTTCATGGCAATGGAGCATATCTGCTCGTTCGTCAGCCTGGTCTCGAATATCTCGTCGATGCCCTGGTAGTGCAACTGGTTGCACGGCAGGCGGCGGCGCTGTACCGCTTCGACGGCGTAGGCCGACGGCTGGCCTGACCAGCCGGGGTCGATGCCGATTAGCACCTGTTCGCCGGGGTTGTAGCGGGCATTTACGGGCAGGATGTGCATTGTCGGGTCGAACATGTGGAACACGCGGCCGCGCGGGGGAGACGGGACGGCCAGGACGCGTTCGTTGTATTCGTCCTCGGAAAGCTCCGCCTTCATTGCCCGGATTTCCCGGTCTTTCTCGCCCTTCTTGTAGATGAATATGTTGGTGAACGACGGCATCGAATACGAGGCGGCGTTCTCCCTTGCCTGTGTCGCAGCTACCTGCCACTTCCCATAGAGCACGGGATACCAGCCAAGTGAGCCTTCGAACGTGGATATCATGATTATGGCCCCGTAGCCGGGGAAGTCAGCGCGTGCTCGCGCCACCCGGGAGCGGAGCCGGGTATACGTGTCGAACGTCGTAATTGCCGCTTCGCAGACCAGCGCGACGACCGGCGACTCCATCCGCAGGCTGTTCATGGCGTCGTCGGACGACTTGGTCTTGATGCGGAACAGCCCTTTCGGCACGTTGATGCTGATCTCACCGGGGTCTACCCTGTCGGACGCCTGGAACTGTATCTGCGGCACATGTTTCAGCCAGATTTTAATGTACTCGAACTCCCGGGCGGTCTGTTCGTAGGATGCGCCTATCAGCCATGCGACTTCGTTTGCGGCGCGCTCCCGGTACTCTCCGAGGAACCCCATCAGGATGCGGAAGAACTTCATGGCCCCTGTGAACGACTTCCCGGTCTGCTCTCCCCCGGCGATCAGGCAGTTCAGGTGGTCGTCATTGATTACTGCGTCCTGGTATGAATACGGCGCGGCCAGCGGCCTGCCGATCTGCTTGTTGCAGACGTAACAGCGCTCGGCTGTAGGGATAAATCCGCACTTCCTGTGCTCCTTGTAATCGGACGGCTCGAAGTCGCGCCAGAACTCCCGCAGCGTCTCCAGCGGCAACTGGTGCAGCCTGATGCGCGCTTCCCCTCCCGCCTCAGCGTTCCCGGTCACCATTATGCGATCTCCGGAGCGATGATGATGTTCAGCTTCTCTTCGAAGGTGTTCGGAAAGGTCTGGACTGCACCCCCTCCGAACGTGACTTCGAACTCGCCGGTGTAGTTGCCCGGCGTATCGGTGTCTTGAGCCGACCACGAGTAGGTCACAACGCCGTCCGTTGCGGTGGTTATGGTCACTTGAGCCTCTGACACCTTGACTACGCCTGCCGTCTCCATTGAGAAGACCACGGTGGCCCCGGTCACGTCGACCGCGTTCTGAGCCCCGTCCTTCAGGGTGGCCTGTAGAGCCGGGGCGGTGTCGCCCTGTTTGAGAAAGAAATCCGGCATCAGAGCTCCCACGCCTTTACGAGGGCCTTTGCGATTGCGAGGTCCTTGCCGTCCAGTTTACCGTCGCCGTCGAGGTCGGACGGAAAGACGAAGCCTGAGGTGCTGACGACGGGCAGCGTGTGCCTGCTGATGATGTACGAGGTCCCGTCGACGGCTCCAACGTGTTCTGAGCCGCCGCCAACGGGGGAGCCGGTCAGGCCCAGGGTGGTCTCGCTAACGCTCGCGACCTTTTCCAGCACCGCCGGGAGGTCCGGGTTGCCTCCCCAGAACGAGTCCCCGGCTAAGACGCCGTCCGCTGCGAAGGCGGCGTCGTCGTCCACGAATATGAATGTCTGGAACCATGTTGGCTCGACGTTGCCGGTGCCGGTTGTGATCACGGTGTCGAGCAGCTCCTGTATCGCTTGAGGCACGCCCCCGAAGGCGGTCCTCTCTGCTGATGCGGACGCCGCGGCTGCTGCCATGCTTCCTGCTGCTGAAGTTGCGGAGGAGATGTCTGCGCCTGCGACTACGCCGTCGCCGTCTATGTCGAGCCACCTGTTATTCGTAGTCTCTCCAAATGCAGCGGTCACCAGTGCCAGGCGTCCTTGAGCTGCGGCCACTGCTAAGGAGCCGAGCCTTGCGGCCACCGCGGTCCTGTCCTCGACGGTGACGGTGAGCTCCTGGCGGCGCGGGAAGGTCTCCACCTTGCCGTCTGAATAGGTTGCCTGGAACTCTGCTGAGAAGCTGCCTGGTATCGCTGTATCGCCCTCTGACCAGCTATAGGTGACGACGCCGGGCCCGGTGACCACTGCGGGCTGGCGGGTGACCAGTCCGTTGCCGATCGAGAACACGACGCTTGCGCCATCGAGTGAGGCCGGCGTCCCTGCGCCGTCCCTGAGCCTTGCCGTGACGGGCGGGTGCGTGTCCCACTGCTTCATGTATATCTGTTGTGCCACGTCTCACCTCCGGCTCGGGAGCAACCATAATCTCGCCTCAGAGCAGTTGGCAGAGCCCCCAATTATCCTGGCAGTGCCAGCTCGTTGGCGGACTTTACGGGCAGGACGGAGTTGCCTGTTGGCGACAGCACGAGGTTATTATCTGCCACGGCCTTCCCGAGCTGGACTGCCCCCGGCCCTCGCTCCGGCGGTGCGGCCTGAGCGGTCCCGCCTGCGAAGCCGAGATTTATTATCCAGCCCAGGGCTGCCAATTCTCTTTGCCTGGCCCTTCTAGTTCTTGTAGATGATAATCGCCCCGGCG